TATGGATGCGGCGGCGCCGGCACTTCGGTCAGACCGCTGCGCTCGTAGTACGGCGAGCCGTTCGTTTGCGCGAGCGTGCTCGGCGTTCCTGTCTCCGTGACGCCCGGCACCCCTCGCCAGAACCATGCGCGCGTCGTGAAGTCGAACCCGGCCGCGCCGAGGATCTCGTAGTGATCGTGGCCGCCCGAGGACGCCACGATGAACGCGCCATCGGTCGAATAGTCGCGGTTGAAGTACCCCGACCCATACGCCTCGAACAGCGCCTTCGTGAATCGGCCCGTGTCCATGCCGTTGGGCGCCACTGCGGTGTGCGCGCCGGCCGCACCGACCAGCTTGGCCGCGCCGAGCGCCGGCAGACTTCCGCTTGACGGTGCTGCCGTCACGTTGATCCTGAGCGTTGCGGTCGCGCGCGTCATAGCGTCACCAGCGTCGGTCGGTTGGCGTTCCCTGCCGGCCACGCCGGGTGATGGCCCTTGCCGCTCTTGTCTGATACGTCGCTCGGCGTCGGGTTGATGCACGAGTACCAGCGATCCGGGTCGGTCGTGTCGTCTGCCGTCAGCGCGAGCTTGGCGTGGATCTCCGCGAGACTCATCGCGCGGTCGTAGAGCATCAGGTGCCGCAGCGTGCCGCTCGGCGTCTCGCTGTTCGCGCTACCGCTCGCGGTCCACGGCGACGCGCCAAACCGGAACTTGAGCGCCGCACCGGACAGCGCGCAGTCGCCCGCATTGAACGTCTGCTCGATCACGAACGCCGGGTTGTTCTCGATGTCCGGCCAGAACCGGAACCGCACCTGCGCACCGCCGTTGATGACTTCGACTGTGCGCGCCTGCGAGTACCAGACGCCCTTGGTCACGGCCAGCGCCGACCCGCCCGGCGAGGCGATGTAGTCGCTGCCGCCGATCGGCACCAGCTCGTGGTAGTGGGTCGTGAAACCCGCGCCGTAGTTGAGCGCCTGCCCGTTGCCGTTCACGGTCCCGTCGCACGGGTAGGGCGACGACCCGATGTAGTCGCCGCCGCCCGCGAATGTGTCATCCGCCCGACAGTGCCACGCCACCGCGTAGTACCCGGTCTGCTGGACGTAGCGGGCCTTCCAGATCACGGTATGGCTGTGCGCCGGCACCATGTCGGCCCCCGTCCAGTCGAGCCCGATGTTGCCGCCCGCGACGTTGTTGCTCGGGAACAGCAGGCCGGTCTGTGGCTGGACGGAGGATCGTGGCGTGATTCCGTACTCCGGATTGTCATTGAAGTAGTTCGCCGCAACGCTCGCGTAGTTGCTCGCCCCGGTCACGCGGCCCCATCCTTGCGATGCTCCCGTCACGCCGTTGTCTACAGCAGCAGCAAGCGACGCGAGTTGCATCCCGAACCACGGCAGCGACGATGAACCGTCGGCGAGGTCCGTGTTCGACGTGTGCTCCTTGAGCGTGAGGCCAGGCGTCGCGGCCAGGCTCCCGAGTCCGTTTGCCGACTCCATCTCTGCCAGCGCAGCGCCGAAAGTCGCGTACCAGTTCTCGGGCGGCAGCCCGGTGCCGTCCGTTCCAAGCGGGAACGAGTACAGCGTGAATCGCCGCCAGTTCCAGTTGCCGGCCGCGCCATCCCCTGCGAGCCCGGCAGCGAATTTCAGTGCGTGACCAACCACCGCAGACAGCGACGACTGCGCAGCCGACGCGATCGGCAACGCAAGGTCTTTTGCCCACGCCATGACGTGCTGCACCATCCCGTGCTGCCACCCAGCGCCCCACCATGCGCTCGATCCGCCCGGAGAGCCGTACAGCGACGTGCCCATCGACGAGTATTCGCCCATCGTCCCAAGCGGATTGACCCATCCTGACGAGAACGTGCCGTTCACATAGGCCGACTGATAGAACGCCGCGTTGGCCTCGACCGCCGCCTTGAGAGACGCAAAAGCCGGGTGTGTGGTGGGCACTATCGCGGCAGACTGCGCGAGCGTGCGCAGCGACCAGGCTGCGCCGCGCACCGTATACGACCCGTTCCTTGTGTCGATGACCCCCGCCGACCCGGACGCATAGAGATACGGCGCGGTTTCGTAGCTCGTCTCTCCACGGCGTCCATTCACCCTCGATTGAAGGTAGTTCCACCCCGCCCAGAACAGGCTTTCCTCCAGGAACCACCAGCGTCCGGTGATGAGCCACGGCAAATATCCGTAGCTCGGCTGGTGCGTCGTCACGGCCGTGCCGTTTTCACCACCGCTGCCTGCGGGGATTGTCGGCGTGTCCTGTATCTGCAACGACGCACTCGGATAGTCCGCGAAGCGCATCGGCTCGTTCGGGGCACCTGCCGCACCTTGCGTACTCGCCGCTTCGGCGCGAAAGTGCGTCGACCACGACCCGCCCGACAGCCCGAATGCGATCGACGCCCTAAACGCTCGTGCATCTCCGCTCGTGGCGTACAGCGCATGAGGAAGATTGAGGATGGCCGCGGAACTGCCGGCCGTTCCCATGTTTGCGTTGATGCCCGCCAGCGTGTTTGGCGAGTACGTCTGCTGGAGCGAATTGAGCTTCGTCGTGCTCGGGTTCGTCCATCCGAAGTTCGGCACCATCTTGGTCGCGCGCAGGTACGCGACATCGTGCCGGGGCACGATCTGCGGATCGGTTCCCACCCAGTACGAGAACGTCGAGCCCGAGAGCAGCGGAATGCGCGTGTGGTGCTTGATGTCGATGGACTGGCTGAACCGCTGCACGCCGCCGATCGTGAGCACCCAGGTGCGCACGTCGTTGACCGGGTTCGCTACCGTCAGGTAGCCGTTCTCGGCCCACGGGAAGATTTCGACCGCGCCGCCCTTGTAGAGCCGCACGTCGAACCACGCGACCAGGTGACTCGATCCTGCAATCGCCCGCCGATAGAGCCAGTTCGACATGACCGGCCCGGTGCAGACCGTGCGATGCCGCGCGGCGGTGCCGATGAGCGAATTGAGCGTGAACGAGTCGCCGCCTGCGACCAGCGTCACGGTCGGCATCGCCGCGGCCAGGTCCGTCTCGGTCAGCGCCGTGCCGCTGCGGTTGGTCGCGGACACCGAGAGGGCGATGTTCTTGAGCACGGCCGCCGAGCACGTCGCGCGCCCGGCGATGATCGCGTGCCTGAGCGATCCATCCGGCCAGTAGGTGGTCGGCACCGCCTGCCAGTCGGTCAGGTCGGAGTTGACGAACTGGCCCGCCGGCACGTCGCCCTGCTTGAAGGCGTGGCCGAAGGCAAACGGAAGGTTCGTGCCGCCGACCGCGCTCGTCACGCCGAACGTCGGCAGGATGCCCGGCGTCACCGGCGCCGCGTCGATGTTCCAGCCGATCAGCACATCCTTGGTGATCGAGGTCAGCGCGGAATCGCTCACACCGAAGTCCACGCTCCAGCCCGACGTGATCGTCGCGGTCGGCGACGACGTGATGAGCCCGGTTGCGAAGTTCAGCGTCGTGCCGGCGGGCAGCGAGAACGTCGCGTGGTCGTAGGTGTAGGGCGGCACACCCCCGGTCACATGCTGCGAGAGGTCGTAGGTGCCGCCTTGCGTGAGGTCGATCTGCGCGGGCGGCGTGAACGAGAGCGGCGACGACCCGGCCGCCGCCACCGTCCACCCGAGCACGATGTCCTTCGTGACCGGCGCGCCCACCGACCAGCTCGGCGAGTAATCGGCCTGCACCGGCACGTTGCCCTGCGGGATGAACTCCACCGTCCCGAGATACCCGCCCTGGCCGGTCTCGAAGGTCGGCAGGCTCCAGGTGAAGTCGGTTCCCGCGTGGCCGAACGAGCCTGAGCACGAGCGCGCGCCGGACTCGAAGCGCAGCGTCCAGCCCGCGGGGATCGCGCCGCCCGCACCGCTCGTCACAGCAAACGACGTCACCTCTCCGATGACGATCCGCCCGCCGGCCACCGTCGCCCACGGCGTGCCCATCGTCCCGCTGGCGCGCGCGGCGTCCGTCTCGTCGTAGACCGTGACCGAGACCGGATCGACGATCGCATCCACGACCGCCTGCCCCTTGTCGGCGGCCAGCGATTGCGCGTCGTACTCGGCGCGAGTGGCGGCGTCGAGAGTGAGCATCTACGCCACCGCGCCGATCAGGTACGCGAGTTCGCGCGACCACCCATCGAACAGGCTGGCATCGAAGGTGCCCGGCTTTTTCACTTGAAAGCCCTTTAAAATCAAGGACTTATGCCGAAGTGTCCCCTTTGACTCGGAACGTCGCGCCGTCGCCGGTGTAGGCCGCGGCGCCCGCATTCACGACGCGCTTGACCCAGATCGCCTGGTACTGCCCCGGCGGGATGTTGCCGATCGAGAGCGCGGCGCCCTCGGTGGCGGCGGCCGAGAACGACTCGCCCACCGGTGCGGTCGTCTCGTTGGCGACCGTCTCGGCGGTTCCGTTCACGCCTTCGCCCGCGAGCGCGATCGTCACGGCGGTGTCGGCGCTAGGCGTGTTCGACTGAATCCAGATCTTCGCCGACTGCAGGGTGAGCGTCGCGTGCGTGTTCTTCACGTAGTAGCAGCGATAGTCGGTCGTGCCGGCCGAGGCTTCCGCGCTCGACACGTTGTCGAACAGGTTCGCGGGCGCGAGCGTCGAGCTGATCGCACCGCCGAGGGAGAGGTTCGGATCGGTATTGGCGGCACCCCCGGAGAGGTACACCTTGATGTCGGCCGCAACGATGGGCATGGCAAGCTCCTAGAGTTTCATGACGTAGGCCAGCGCGTAGAACAGGGGTCGGATATCGACAGACGCGCCACTGCCGGCCGCTTGGGTTTGACCGCTCACCGAGTGCGCGTGCGCGCCGCCGGTCGTGGTACTGATGGAGTGCGAGTGATCGCCAGCCGAAGCGGTCAGCGATGTGGTTGCGTATTCGTTTGCGGAAACGCGGGTCTCGACCTTTACGGACGTAACACCGCCGCTCGTGTTCGATCCGTTCACTGTGTGCGTGTGCGCACCGTTGCTCGAGGTCGAGCCCGAATGCGCGTGCGAGCCCTGCGAGTCGGTGGCGAGCGACACCGCGTGCTGATGCACCGGCATCTGCGCCTGGGTGAGCGTCACGCTGTTCGCGCCGCCCACCGCGCCCGGCGCATAGCTGTTGCCCGCGCCGACGATGAACCGATCGCGCAGGTCGGGCGTGCCGCCCGTGCCATCGCATAGATGCCAGCCGCTCGGCACTGAGGCGGTCGAGCCCGACCACATGCAGATGATCCCGGCGACCAGCCCCTCACCTGCCGGCCCCGGCACGCCCTGCGGCCCCTGCGGGCCGGTGGCGCCCTGCGGACCGGCCGGACCCTGCGGACCTTCCGGCCCCGTGGCGCCGGTCGGCCCCGCCGGCCCTTGCGGCCCTTGCCCCCAGGCGATGCCCGCCGTCCAGTTGCCAGCCGGGCCGTTGCGGAAGTAGATCGCGCCAGCGTCGAGCGCCAGGAATGAGAACCCCTCCGGCTCGTTGTCGTAGGCCGAGCGGTCGGAGAGCAGGAGCGCCGTCACGTCCGGCTCGAACGAGTAGCCCTGCGGGCCTTGAGCGCCAGTGGGTCCGGCCGGACCCGTGGGACCGGTCATCCCGATCGGGCCCTGCACGCCCTGCGGACCGGTCGGCCCCACCGGACCCTGCGGACCGATCGGCCCGGGTACCGGCGTCATCTCGGCGGCAATGAGCGCCGCCGCATCGCCCGAGAGCGCGGCAGCCGTCACCACGCCGTCGCGCAGCGTGCCGTCGTCGTTCTGGATGAGCGCGAGGTTCTCGCGGATCGCGTCGGTCGTTTCCCCGATCGCTGCGAACTCGACGTCGAGCGCCGGCAGCGATACCAGGTCACGCCCGGCGGTGCCGGCGGACTCGCTGAAATTCGTCTGCGGGGTGTACGATGGGGGCTGCGGCATTTCGCAACCCTGCCAACCCGCGATTGGCTTAATCCACTGTGGATAGCGACCTGAAGCTTTTCCTCGTCACCTTCTTGTGGAAGGTGATCCCGGTCGCCTTCTGGGTCGTCTACATCCTGCTCTGGAACGACTGGCTATCGCCCAAGTGGCGCCGCTTCGTGGACCGCCAATGGGATCGGCTCTACGTCGCCTACTGGCGACGGCAGGGGATGGCGGTCACTGCGCCAGCACCGCGGAGAGCGCAGGACTGAGCAGCAGCGGACCGGCGGCCGGCGCCGCCGCCCTCGACCCGGTGATCTGCGCGTAGGTGCGCATCGCGTTCGCAGCCGCTGCCGGGTCCATGATGACGGCGGCGAGCTCCTCGGCCGCACGCCGCCGCAGCGCCTCCGACATTCCGCCCTGGACGCCGCGCGCCGCAGTCGCCGCGATGTTGCCCACCACGGGGATGCGTCGCACGATGTTCTCGATCGCGCCGGTGAGCACGGGCGAGTCGATGGCCGTGTTCGACAGGATGCGGTTCATCTCCGTGTCAGACCCGCCCTTCGCCGCGGCCAGCGCGATCGCGCGCTCGGCACGCGACAGGTCGGCGCCCACGTTGCCCAGCGTGCCGAGCTGGTCAGGCGTGAAAACGCCGGGGAGCGCCTCGCCGCGCCCGGTCAACCAGTTGTTGAACTTCGATGCGCTGTACTCGCCGCTCGAGCCCTTCGTGGCGAAGTTGTCCAGGTCCGTCACCGCCGCGCGGCGCACCATGTCGATCGCATTCTGATTGTCCGGAAGCATCGCGTGCAACCCGGCGATGTCCGTGCCCTGCGTCGGCCCCGAGTTAAAGAACCCGCGGTAGACCTCGGCGCCCTGGCGCTGCGGCAGCTTGTCGGCGCCGCGCTTCCACATGCCGGCGGCGGGCCCGGTCTCGAAACGCGTCCCGAGCTCGCGGCGCAGCCCTTTGGCGGTCTCGAACGCCTTCGCCGACTTCGGCATGAGGTTGCCGGCAGCGATCGCCCGATCGGGCAGCCCGTCGAGGATGTCGCGGATTGCGCCGTATGCCGCCGCTGCGGTCGGGTCGGTGTTCGCCAGCCCCCACGCCTGATCCGAGGCGAGCTTGCGGAACTTCTGCAACTCGGGAAAGCCAATCGGGATGCCTTCCGAGAGGTTCTGCACGAGGCTCTTGACCGCCGCTTCGTTGGGCGTGCCGCTCGGGATCTTGCCCGGGTAGAACTGGCGCAGCACCTGGCGCACTTCGTCGCGCGGCGGCGTCAGGTACATGCCCTGCAGCTCGGGCACGTTGTAGGCGCCGCGGATGGCGTCCTTCAGCGCGGCGCGCACCGCCGTTGCCTCGCGCGTGATCGTGTCGCCCGCTGCGGTAGCCGCCTCGATCGGCGTGCCCGTCACCGGCGCCACCGACTCGACGGCCGCGCGGCGCGCAGCGTCCTGCTGCACCTCGCGTGCCGGGATCTGGGCGCTGTAGTTGCGCACCGTCTTGGCCAGGCGCGCGACCCCGGGATCTTCGGCGACCTGGTGCGCCATCGGCTGCGAGCCGGGCACGAGCGTCTGTGCGCTACCCAGGCGCTGCTCGACGGCGGCCGGGTCGACGGCGGCGCGCGTGATCCGCTCGCCCGCCCGAAACGGCGCACCGGCGCGCATCTCGCGCACCTTGTTCACGATCCCGGCACCCGCGCCGGCCACCAGCTGCCCCGCCGCGCCACCCGCGCCACCCACCAGCGCATTCTTCACCGGCGAATCGGCGTTCGTTTGCGTACCGAGCACGACGCCTTGCCCGGCGCCGACGCCTGTGGCCGCTAGCAGCGACTTGAGCCGGTTCGCCCACCCGCCGGCCTGCCAGAGCGCGGACGCGCCCTCTGCGCCGCGAACGAACGGCAGCGCCGACGCGCCGACGATGTTCCCGCCGATCTCGCCGGCAGTCGCCAGCGCGCTGTCGCCGTGCGCAGCCTTGAACGCGTCGTTCACCGACTTGTTGACGCCGCTCATCGTGTCGGCCGACGTGCCGAAAAAGCGCGACACCGGGTTGTCCGCGAGGCCGCCCAGGCTCGTCGAGAACTCCAGTGCCTTCGGCAGCAGGTAGCCCACCGACTGCGGCAGGCTCAACATGCCCTTGAGCAGCCCGGCTCCTGGCGCCTCCAGCGCGGTCCACGGGTTGTCGATGATCTGCTGCACGGGCGAGCGTTCGTCGGCGGCCGTGCCGTTGATCGTCACCTTCATGGGCTCGGGCGCCGGCTCGTCCCATTTGACCTGCGCCGGGTCGATCTTCGGCGCGTCCCACTTGATGGTGTTCGGGTCGATCTTCATGGGCAGCCTCGCGGCGACCTGTTCGCCGTACTGGATGGTGTTCGGGGCGTTCGGGTTGACCGGATCACGCACCGCGACCCCCGCGCGCGCCTTCGGGATCGCCCCCTCCCCGCCGTAGTAGCCGGCCGCCGTGAGCTTCGGATCGCCGCCGGCCTGCTCGTGCAGCATCCGCAGGTAGCGCACGCCAGCGCGCGCGTTCTGCACCGGATCGGCGATGTTCCAGCCCGGGTCGGCCACGCGCTGGAAGGTGGCGGGGATCACCTGCATGCCGCCGACCGCGCCGCGGTTCGACGTTTTCGCGTTCCGCCCGGAGGATGACTCCTGCTGGTAGATCGAGCGCGCAAGGTCGGCCAGCGTGCCGGTCACGCCTTCAGCCTGCAATGCGCGCTCGAGCGGGTTCATTGCGCGTACTCGATCGAGCCGTCCGTGTACTCGATGACCTTGCGGCCATCCGGCGCCGTGCCGGTGCGACGCACCGCGCGGGCCGCGCCGGCTGCCGGCTCCTGCTGCCCATCGACGCCGCTGTACGTGTCGCGGTAGGCGCCCTCGAGCCGCGCCACCGTGTCGTCCACGAACGCGATGATCTCGTTCAGCGACTTCTGAAACTCCTCGAAGCTCTGCGCCTTCGCCAGCGCCGCGAGGTTGTTCTGGAGCATGACGTTCTCGCGGTCGGACACCTGGCCCAGCGCGCCACCCGTCTTGCTTAGATCGCGCATCTTCTGCAGCACGGAAAAGCCCACCTGGCTCTTGAGCGTTTCCAGCTTCGCCTCGGCGTTGGCCGCGTCACCCCCGGGGTAGTTCGGGAACACGCCGCGCACGCCCGTGATCCCTTTCAGGCCCGGGTGGTCGCGCACCTCGGCTGCGATCTTCTTCAGCCGTTGCAGGTCGGCCGTTGCGCCCTCCATCGACGTGCGCGCCGCCACCGCCTCGCGCCGCTGCTTCTCCTGCCGCGCCTTGTCCGCGGGCGAGAGCACCTTGTCGGGCAGCGGGGCGCCGCCTTCCATCGTAACGGGGCGCGCAGTGCCGTCCGCCGGATTGACCACGACGCCGCGCGTCGCATCGTAGGTGGGCTTCGGCCCGGCCGCCGCTGCCGTGGGCTTCGGCCCGATCGGAGCGCCGTCCGGCGTCGTGAGCGGCCGAGACTGCCCGTTCGTCCAGTCTACGATCCCGCCGCGCTCCGCGTCGTAGCTGTTCTTGCCGGCGGTGGCCGAGGCCGTCGCCAGCGCGGACTGCTTCATTTGCGGGTCGTAGGCGAGCGCGCCGGTTAGCGGGCTGAACGTCCCGAGCCCCCCGGGCAGCGCTGCCGCCTGCGCGGGCGCCTGGTGCCCGGTGCCGGCGTTGAGCATGAACGCCGCCGTGATCGGGTCGCTCGCTGCGATCGACGGCGCCTGCAGCCGCTGCGCGCTCGACCCGGCGCCGCTCACGACCTTCGCCATCTGCTCGGCGTTCGTCGGCGCATCGGCCGCACCGCCCGCAAACAGCCCGGCCAGCGTCTCGCCGATCAGCCGACGCTGCATCGGGTCGATCTGCGGCATCTCGAACGGCCCGCCCTGCCCGCGGCGCACGATCGCATTGATGTCGGTCGGCGCGACCTCCGGCACCCGCATCCCGACGACTTGCGCGAGGAAGTTCGGGTCCATCCGCAGGTTGCGCGCGCGCTGGTTCGCATCGAACTCGGCCTGCTTCCTCTGCGCGTCCGCCCGTTCGGCCTCGGCGCGCGCATCGTACAGGCCAATCTGCGAGCGCTGCAGGTCCAGCTTGGAGAGCCGGTCCAGCTCGGCGTTCCTCGCCTGTTCGGCAGTCTGCCCGCCGAGCGCCCCAAAGAGCGCCGAGGCCCCCGGCATCTGGTAGCGGTTGCGCATCTCGATCCCCCTCAGAACAGCCCCGTGAGCCCGCGCGCGAGCGGAATCGACCCGGCTTGCAACAGGCCGCCCGTGAACATCCGCCGCGGATCGACCGCCCCGGCGCGATTGATGCGGTTCTCCGACTGCCGCGCGGCCTGACGCATCGCCGAGGTGATGTTGTCGAGGTCGCTCGCGCCCTGAGCCTGCGTCAAGCCCTGCTCGAACATCAGCCGCTGGCCGCCACCGGCGCGCGCCGTCATGCCGGCTTCGGCGATCGCCCGCTGCAGCTCGGCCGCCGCCCGATCACCCATCGCCGACGTGTAGCGCGACGACGAGCCGGGAGGTGGCTGCACCGCGCTTTGCGTCGCCGCCTGCTGCGCAACCCCTTCGAGCCGCTGCTGCTGGGGGGCGATCGTCTGCTCGAGCTGCGCGGTCGTCGCCTCGGGCGTCATGCGCCTCGCCATGTCCACCACCTGGGCTTGCCGCTGCTGCTGCATTTGCGCCTGCTCGGCTTGTGCGGCGGCGATCGCGGCCTGCTGACGCTTGATCGCGTCGCGCTGCGCGTCGTACTGCATCTTGGCGCCGCCGATCGAGAGCATCGCCGAGAGAATATCTTCCCACCCCATGACTCACCCCACGATGGTGCCGCTGCGGCCCGAGAGCGAAATGCGGTTCTGCGGGAAGCGCGTGTTGTAGAGCTGCTGCGCCGCCTGCTGGCCGCTGCGGACCTGAAAGTTGTTGATGGTCGGCGCCACCGCGCCCATGTAACTGTCGAGCGCGTCGTACCTCGTCTGGGCCCGCGCCGCGTTCGCGTTGTCGGCCATCTGCGCGAGGGCCGATTGCGTGGCGTCGGCCGAGTCCAGCCCCGCGCGCATCTGCGCGATGAGGTTCAGCCGCGTCTTTTCGTCGTTCGCCCGCACCTCGTCGGCCTGCCCCTGGGCGGCGCTCGACGCATCGGCCAGCGCCCGGCCGAATGCGCGCTGCTCAAGCCCCTGCGCATCGACCTGCGCCGAACCGCCCGTGAGCCCGGAGCGCGCGAGCCCGAACCGGAGCTTGCGCAGCGTGTCCTGCCGGTTTTCGTCCAGCCGGGACGATTGCAGGCCATACGAGTTGTCGTAGATCGACTTGTAGATGGGGTCGCGCTTGTCGGTGGCGAACAGGTCGTTGATCTTGGCGACGTTCGCGTCGATGTTGGCCTGCGGGTCGGTGGTCGGGACGGCCGGAAGCGACGGATTGCCGCCGAGCGCGAGTCCCGCGGCCGGCGCGAGCTGCAGCAGTGGCTTGAGCCAACTCGACCCGCCCGACCCTGCTGCGGCTGCGCCGCCCAGCCCTTGCGTCAGGTAGCCAAGCTTGTCGCCCCAGGTGGCGGCGGGCCCGAGCGACGAGACTTGCGAGGCGGTGATCGGCGCAGCCCAGCCCGCGCCGCCGGTTTGCGCGGCCAGCCCAAGCTCGGGCATCCCGGCCGCCCCCGCAATCTCGCCAGCGCTCACGCCACCGGCCGCGCCGGCCGCGGCTCCGGGCGTCGCGCCGCTGAATCCGCCGAGCGGCCCGAACCCGGCGGCGCCGCCCAGCGCCAGCGCACCGCCGATATACGGCAGCGCTTGTCCGACCCGATCTAGGAATGTCGTGTTCGTACTGTCGTTTATCCATCGCAGCCCGCTCACCGAGCCGTCCGCCCCGATATTCCCGGTCCAGCGGCCAACGTGGTTATTCGTCTGGTACGGGTCGTACATCGTCGGGCCGGTAAAGTAATAACCGGGCTTGGACCATCCCGGCCCTACGAACGACCCTGCGCCGCCGAAAAACGCATCCAGCGCCGCAGACGAGTAGGTGGGGCTAGCTACCGATCCCTCACCAGCGAGCCGAATGTCTTCCTCGGTTGGTGGCGCCATCTGAATGTCATTCACCCGAAGCGCCTGCATCAACTGCTGCGCGAACGCATCACGCGAGTCGGGTCGCTGTGCGAAAAGGTCTGCAAAAGTCGCCATCACGTCACCCCGAGATTGTCGAAGTGGTAGACGAGCGCGCTCAACTCGAAGCGCTCGCCCGCCTGGTGCTCGAGCCGCGCAGCAATGGACGGCGCCATGAGGCCCACGGGAATCGCGCCGCCCGGCCGACTGTCGTCCGGATGGTCGGTGAGCACGATCGGCCCCGCCTCGTATAGCCCGCCGCCCGAGTCCGAGCGGAACAGGTGCGTGAGACTGAAGTCCCGCGCGAGCCCCGCGATCACCGGGTCGGCGTCGCGCGTCGTTACCACGTCCATCGCGTGAATCTGCTTGAGGCTCGCGGGCGACTTGAAGTCGTAGAACGGCGACTCGACCAGCACCGTCGGCACCGTGAGCCCGGCGGTCGGCATCGACGCCGCCCACGTCTCAGGGTCGCGCGCGCCGAGCGCAGCCACCGCCGCCCCCGCGTCGTCGTCATACGGATAGTCGGCGTCGAGCGTGTAGATGTCGCCGGCATCGGATCGCAGGTACGCCGCCCCGGCGAAGTCAGCGAGCCCCGCGATCGACCACGGAAACTCGTACTCGCTCCACGCGTAGACCTTCGCCGTGCGGCTGAAGCTGTACACCAGCGCGCGCGCGCCGCGCACGAGCCAGAATTGCCCGAGCGACGGCAGGTAGCGGGCGAACAGTTGGCCGGAGCCGCTCGCCGTCATCTCCAGCACGAGCCGGTCGATCGGCACGCCCACGTCCAGGTCCATCGCGTTGCCGGACTGCGAATTGAGCACGATGCTCCGCACGCCCGGCTGCGACAGGAAGAAGAAGTCCGCGCCGACGTTCGCGCCCGTGTCGCCAGCGACCTGACCGACCGCGAGCGTCTTGGAGAAGCGCATCGCCGACGGGTCCGGGTCCACCTCCCACAGTTGCGCGGCGTCGCCCGTGGAGACGACCAGCAGCCCATTGAACTCGCCCAGGGCGGCCACCGCCGACAAGCTGCGCGTCTTGCGGTTCGTCGGCAGGAAGCCCGCGTCGCTCGTCTCCGTCCAGTTGGTCGGGTCGTCGGTCTTGCTGAAGCGCACGACGCCCTCGGCATCGCCCCCGAACACCTTCGACGCGATCGGGATCGCCGTCGCCCCGTGCGGGCAGTTGTCGTCGATGATCTGCGTGTCACCGGCCCGGACGTAGTGGTGCCGCACGCCGAGGTCGGTCGTCGCCACCGCGTACATGGCGCCAGCCACCAGAAACGCCGTCTCGATCGAAGCGATCGTGTTGCCGGGCGCCGCGCCGCCGCCTGCCGCGCGCAGCCGGGTCGTGCGGTACTGGCCGGCATCCTGCACGAAGGGCACCGCCGTCGGATGCTGCACGTCCGCGTTGCCGTCGCCCCAGAAGCCCGTGAGGTAGCCAGGCCCCGGATACAGGCCCTTGACGCCCGGCCCCCACGACCAGCGGTACCGAGCACCGGGGCGCTTCCTGACCGCCTTGCCCGGCGTCACGTAGGCGTTCTTGAGCCGGCGGAAGCGGTTCGCGTCCTGGATGTTCGACGGCCGAGACAAGTCGATTCCACCGTCGAACGCCGAATAGATGATGGAGCTCATGACTACCCCGCCGGATAGTCGGTCGGCGGGAAGTTGTAGACCGCATCCTCGTCGAGCATCGGTCGCACGCGCCGCGGCGACACGACGGTGGCGCGACGATGCCGGCCCTTGAGCTCCGTCAGCATGGCTTCCAGCTGCTTCGCATACGCCGGGCCGTCCGGCTGCCGGTAGTGCAGCTTGGCGTTCGTGAGCGCGTGCAGGAACAGCGGCCCCGTCGGGATCGACGCCACGTCGTTGTCGGCGACGAACGGCAGGCACGTCCGCTGATACTCGACGCGCAGCGTCCCGTCCTGCGACGGCTCCGGGTGGATCTCCAGCTGGACTTTCCAGCCGCTCGCCGCCGACGCGTTCCAGCGCACGTCGTAGCGGCTGGGCGTGCCCGGCGTCGAAAAATTCCGATGCCGAAGCTCGATCCCCTGCACCAGCGGCAGCCACGACCCGCCGTAGAGGATCGACACCGACTCGATGCGCTCCAGGTCGCAGTCCGCAGGAAGGTCGTACCAGATCGAGCCATTCGCCACCGTGATCGTGGCCGACGCTCGCAGGTGCTTCCACGGCACGAGTTCGTACAGGGCTTCCTGCGCGCCTTGCAGGAACGAGTCGAGCAGCGGCTTGGCGAACGCGATCCCGGCGGCAGCGCCGATGCGGGCCTGCAATTCGGTGCGCAGGCTCTCCAGCGTTCGGAACGGGTTCGCCGAGCGGGTCATGCGTCAGCCGCGACCTTGCGGCGCTTCGGCACCCCGGCGAACGCCTGCAAGTCCTCGAGGAATCGCCTGAAGTCCGAATACGCGATGTCCACGAACCGGCGGCCGGTTTGCGCGTCCACGCCGTAGAGCCGCCCGAGCCGCTCGTACTCGATCTTCGGGTCGTCGATCGTCGCCACGTCGTCGGTGGCGCAGATCAGCTCCGTCTGCACCTTGCCCTCGCCGTGAACCGCGATGAGCACGGGAATCTCGTGCTCGCCGACGTCCACCAGCAGGGTCTCGGCCATGTCGCGCCGGATCGGGACTCGCTTCAGGGGTACTTGCAGCATCGGGCTCTCTCCATCGAAGGTGCGGGGCCGAAGCCCCGCGGTTGACGATCAGGTGAGCGCGAGCGCCGCGTGCGCGCTGCGCATGTTGCAGGTCATCGCACCCTTCCAGGTGAGCGCCATGTACACCACGTAGCGGTCGTGCGGGCGCGGGGGCTTGCGGCTCACCATGTCCTGGCCGGCGAGCGGGCGCAGCTTCAGGTGGCGCAAGTTCAGGATGTACCCGCGCTTGTTCCAGCTCGTGGCCGGGCTCACGATGCCGCCGAAGTCGTCGTCGAACTCCGGGCACCAGGTCAAATCCACGCCCTTGAACGCCATGCCGGTGAGGCCCGGGTCCATCTGCGTGCCACCCTTGGCCGGCGTCTGGATGAACCGCTGGATGCCGCCCGACGCGGCGACGGTGGCCGCCTCGAACGCGTCGTAGAACGCGCCGCCGACGAAGATGTGCGTGGGCCGCCCGCCGTGACGCACGCAGTTGCGCCACTCGGTCTCCATCTTCGTCAGGATGTCCGACGACGACAGGCCGGTCTCGCGGTTCGCCAGCCACCACGGGTACGTGTACGCGTCCAGCCCGCCCACCACCTCGGTGCCCGCCCCGACCGGAGCCGCGGTGATCGGCACCAGGTGATCCAGCCCCGCGATCGCGTCGGCCGAGCTCGACCCGTCGAAGTGCAGCGCCGCCGAGAACTTCTCCTCGAAGCCCAGCCGCAGCACTTCGGACTGCTCGGTGAGCAGGTTGGTGAGCTGGACCATCTCGGCGTCCGACGCCTTGGCCTGCCGATCGTCGGTCACGATGATGCCGTTCTGGCTCAGGCGATCCTCGTCGATCATCACGCCGTCGTGCGCGCTGCGCCACGGGTACTTGACCTGCTCGATCGTGTTGCGCTCGTTGTAGGTGACGGCGCCGGCACCGCGGTACCACTGGAAGTTCGAGTCGTAGCGCGCGCGCAGCTGCTCGACGATGTACTCCTTGGCGCCGGGGAACTCCGACTTGCGCGACTGAAGCGCCTTGAGCAGCGGGCGATCGACCGACACCTGGTCGACCGGGTTGTTCTTCATGTAGAAGTCGAGGCCGACCTTCGCGGCTTCGGCCAGTTGGTTCACGGTGAACGGCATGATGGGCTCCTGTGGATGCGAACGAGTGCGGTGTTGCCGCTCCGATTCGCGGTGGCGAGCCGCAAAACAGCCGATCACGTCGGGCGGTGCCCGGGCGACGAGCCCCGGATACAGTCAGACGCCACGCTGCCAAAGGCCGATTGGCTTAATCCACAAAGAAAACGCCCGCCGACGAGGGCGGGCGAAGGGCGCAGCGAAGACGGGACCGCGCCAGGAGGAGAACTCGTTTCAGCCGTTGCCGAGCGCCGCGCTGATCGCCTCGGCCATGTTCGACGGCTCGCGCCGCCCGACACTGGCCGCCGAAGGCCGCAGCGGTTGCGCACCAGCGGTCGGCGTCGCCCGGGCCGGCGCGTTCGCCTTGAGCGTCTCACCGATGAGCTTGTACGCGGACTGCAGCGCGAACCCCCACTGCTCGGGCGGCAGCGCCTTGGCAATCTCCACCGCCTGCGCCTGCAACATCGCCTGCTTCTTCGGCCAGTCCAGATCGGTCGCCGACCACTGGCGGACCATCTGGCCGACCTCGGCGGTGGCGCGCTGCACGCCCGCGATGTACTGCTGCTGCGTCTGCTGCTCAGCCTGCGCGGCTTGCGTGCGGCGCTGCTCGTCGGCGAGCACCCGGCGGGCCCGCAATACCTCGCGCGCCGCCTCCGCGGTGATCTTGCCCTCCTGCACGGCCTGCGCCAGATCGGGATGCACGCTGAACGGGTCGGCCCCATTCGGGTCGCGGCCCATCGCCACGCGGTACTGCTGGGTCAGGTGCGCCAGCATGGGCTCTGCGGCCGTCCAGTTGCCGGACTTGATCGCGCGCGCGAAATCGAACAGCGCGACCAGCTCCTGGTCGTTCGCGCCGCTGTCGACGATCATGCGCTGGAAGCCCTCGACGGCCTGCCGCATCTCGGTCGCCTGCGCCTGCACCTGCTCGAGTTGCGCGTCGCGCTCGCGCACCATGCTCACGAGCGAGCGGAATCGCTCCTGCGCGCCTTCGGACAGCCCCTCGGGCTCCTTGAAGGCGTCCTCGGTCGGCTTGGCGGGCTCGGTGGGCTTGACCTCGGCGGGTTTCGCCGAATCGGCGGGCTTTGTGGGGTCCGCGCCGTCTTTCGGCAGGAACCGGCCATCCGGCCCGCGCGGGCGCTCGTCGCCGGGCTCGGCCGGCGCAGACGGTTCGTCCGGTTTCAGCGCCGCGCCGATCGCGTCGAGCATGGATTGCTCGGGCGCGGCGGCTTCGGGGGCGCTTCCTTCGGCGATAGGCTGCTCGACCGGCGCGGCTGCGTCGGGGGCGGCTTGCGGATCGACTTCATCGGCCATTGGCTACCTCGGTGGGTTGCAGGACTGGCGCGGAGCACGCGCCCCGCGCCGCGCTCATCAGGCGCCGGTGACGGCCAGCCAGCCGCTCGCGTCGGTGCCCGAGCCCTTGATGTAGAGCGTCGTCGCCGCGCCGCCGCCGATGGCGAGGAACATCGTGCCCGGGGCAGCCGCGACCAGCGATGCCGGCGTGCCCGTGCCGATCATCACCCGCGCGTGCGCCTCGGTGGACGCCGCCAGATCGGCCTCGAACGTCGCGGTCCCGGTCACGCAGGTCGCCCGCACGAGGCAGCGCTTGAGCAGCACTTCGTTCTTCGTGAGCGACTGCGCTTGCGTGCCGAACGCCCAGTTCTTCCACGTCGCGCCCCCGTCGTAGCTGATCTCCAGCTTCGCGGTGGACGACGCGGGCGTGATGACGCGAATGGTCTCGCCGGCCTCGATCGGGTACGTCTCGGGCGAGCGAACCGTGGCATCGAGGGCAATGGTGTACTTGGTACCGGACATGACTAGGCTCCTACGGGAAGTTCAGCGGGCAAGCCCGCAGGGGGTTGAACCGCCATCTCGGGCGGCATCTGGTCGGGCATGGCGCCCGGAATCTGTGGCATCTGCGGATGAAGCGGTGGCAGCGGCGGGAAGAACTTGCCGATGTCGATGCGCTCGTCGAAGCGCTTGAGCGTCTCGCGCAGCAGCTCGATCACGCCCTCCGCCTGGTCGTTCAGCCCGGCCTGCCGGAACTGGATCACCTGCTGCATGAAGCTCATCAACTGCGGCGCGAGCTGCACCCACTGCTCGCGCTCCTGCATCCGGTTCGGCTTGCCGGTCGAGCCGGCGCGAATCTCGACCTTGACCAGATCGAAGATGTCGTCGCGCGGCAGCGTCGGCCACACGTAGCCCGGGCCGGCGATGCGCTCGACCATCGGCTCCGCGAGTTCCTGCAGCAGAATCTGCGCCGCGTACTCGGCCATCTCGGTGAGATACCCCTCCAGCGTGTCCTGCCGGTAGCTGGTGCGGGACTGCATGCCCTGCGCCTGGATCTCGGCTTCGGTGGCGGTCTTGGCCTTCTGGATGCTGGCGCGACTCGCATCGGACGCACCCGATGTCTGCTCGAGGTCGCGCAGGATCGGCGTCGTGTCGTAGCTCACCGGGTCGATCGGCGCCGGCGGGAACCTCACCACTTCGCCGGCCAGCGGGGCCTCGGCGCCGTTGGTGGTAACGCCGATCATCTGCCGGCCCTCGCGATTGGCGAGGTTGCCCACGTCCTCGTCGGTGAGCGAACCGCCCTTTCGGTACACGGTCACCGGTCGGTTTTCCTTGCGCGCCTGCGCGAGCTGCGTGCGCATGCTGTTGTACTCGTCCTGCAACCCCGCCCACTGCTCGACGTCCGCCACCGGGTAGAACTGCCCGTCGACCTCGTTCCAGAAGATGGCGAAGAACGGGTAGAAGCGGCGGCCGTTGCGCTCCAGCCGGTACGGCTCGCGCGCCCACTCCTTCGCGCCGAACTCGACCGTGTAGATCGTCTGCGCGCGCCGGTCCCAGATCTCGAAGACCATCACGAACTGCTGCCGGTCGCGCTTGGACTGGCCCTGCTTGCCGGCCAGCGCGTCGCGCTTGTCCGCGTACTTCGCGCCCACCGGCTTCTTGCCGAAGCGATCCTCGAAGTCCGAGCAAGTCATGACGATCCGGTGCGCGATCGCCCGGGCCTGCGGGTACTCGCTGAACGTGGTCAGCGACTCGTCGAGGATGAGGATGTCCGCGTCCGACACGAAGTCGATCACCAGACCTTCCTCGAGCAGCACTTCGACCTGCGATTCGAGCGCCGCGAGCTGGTCGCGCAGTTCGGCTTCTTTCGCCTCGCGGTCAGTCGCGTCCGGCGACTGCACCTGATCGGTCAGGCTCTGGATGCGCTTCAGGTTGTCCTGCGTGTCGGCAATCCGGTTCACGATCACCGGATCGCGCGCATAGTCCCGCTGGTAGCTGACCTTGAGCCACGCGACGCCCGCCGTCATCGCCGACGGGATGGCCCGCGTGATGCGGCGCTTGAGCTTGCCGTCGCGCACGAACAGGCGATTGAGCACGATTTCCATCGTCGCGCAGAACGTGTCGAGCGCCTCGTAGGACGAATCGACTACTTGTTCCTCTGGAGCTACGTCGATCTCCGGGTCTCGCGCGTAGTACAGCGGGACCAGCGTCTGCATGATCCCGAGGATCAGGTTCGCCCGCACTTCCTCCGGGTCGCGCACTGCCTCGTCGTCCATGTGCTGGACGCCGCGGACGTACTTTTCCAGCTCGGCGATGCGCTTGCGCCGCGGCTTGTTGTCCTCGATCGCCGACTCGATCGCCGCCTGATACCGGCGAATGAGCGCCGCGTCGCGCGGATCGGTCTCAGTCTTGGCCTGGTCGTCGGTCATTTGTCGGCGAGCATCCGTTCGATCTTCACCCGCTGCTCACCCGACAGCCCGGCGGAATCGCTCGGCCGCACGTCCATGTCCCGATCCACCTCGGAGTCGAGCGACGCGAGCGCGAGCTTGCCGCGCTGGATCGTCGTCATGATCCCGTCGTGCGCGAGCGAGTCGGCAGCAAGTGCGGAGAGCGCCGCGGGCACGATGATCGGCTGGCCGTCGAAGAGACACCCCTCGACCGAGTAGACGCGGAACCTGCGGAGGTCGCCGCGCTCGTCGCGCAGATCGTCGTATCCCTCGAACCGCGCGCGCGGCGTGTTCATGGCGATCAGTTCGCCCAGGTCGAGCGAACGGCGCGTCTCGCGCAGGCTGGCGATGAGCTTCATCGGGGGATGTGTACAACCCCCGGATTGGCTTAATCCACAGTCAGCGGTCCTCGGGCCAGCCAAGCGGATGCTTGATCGTCACCGCACCGCGGCGCTTGGCCGAAATATCGACGGTGCAAATCTCTTGGCCCTGCGCAGTCTCGACCTCCAGATAGCCGTTGCCGCAGTCGTCACGCGTCCCCCATACGTAGACCACTGCGTCAGGCGTCTGTTCGGCAATTCGCTGCAATGCTGAGATCAGCTCACCAATCGGAACCGGCTTCGCCTTCATGATCCGCCCCTATGCCTTGTACCTGCTCCTCGGCCGCTCCACGGGCGCATCGAGCACCCGGGCCGGCACGACCCCGAGCGCGGGCGGTGCGGCCCGCTCCTTCGGCTGCACCGGCGCCAGCCCCCGCCCGAACTTCTGCATCCCGCGAGCCGCCAGCGAGAGCACGTCCACGCCATCGTCGAACGCGCCGGCCGGGAACGCAAGCAACTGGTCCATCAGCACCGGCACCCAAGGTTTGCCCTCGGGCACCGACAGCCAGCCCATTGCGATCAGCGCCTGCAAGCTGCGCGCGCGCGTCGGCTTGTCGTGGATCGACGCGAGCCACTCGAGCCAGCATGGCACGCCGCGCTGCTGCATGCGCTTGAGCAGGAACGGCTCCACGGCACGCCGGATCACGCCCGACTCGCCGAACCAGATCGCGGGCCGCCACTTGTCGATCAGGTCGATCTGACGCTCGATCCACACGTCGGATTGCGCCTGCTCGCGCCACCAGTCGAGCAAATACCAACGGGATTCGTGATCGACGCCAATCACCCCATGCTCGGTGTAGTCGCCGCCGTCCTCGGTCACGGCATAGTCCGACGCCCCGATCACGACCATGCCGCGCGGCGCGATGCCATATCGGGCGATCTTCGTCGTCTCGAAGTAGCCACCGGAGTCGGGCGCAGGGCGCTGCTGGTAGAGGGACGACCAGGTGCGCGGGTTGGAGCGGAAGTTCTGCCAGTGCCGCTCGTCGAACCACTCCGGCCAGAGCATTTCGCCGGGCGCGCGCCCCAGCGGGTCGTCGGCACGTTCGGCCTGCGCCGGCAGGCACAGCACCTCCCACGTCTGTCCGTCGCGGCACTCGATCATGCCCGACCGGCCGTCGTACTTCTCGGGGAGGATGCCGCCGGCAAGGTCCGCCTCGTGCCAGCGGGTTTGCACCAGCACCACCCAGCCGCCGGGGATCAGGCGCGTCATCAGGTCGTCGTCGAACGCCTCGCGGGTTTTCTTGCGGATCACCTCGGAGTCGGCGTCCTCGCGCCCCTTCACCGGGTCGTCGATCAGCAGCCCGTTGGCACGGTTGCCCGTGATGCCCGACAGGATGCCGCCCGCCAGATACTCTGAACCGTTCGTCAGCGCCCATTCGTCAGCCGCGGACGTGTCGGCAGCGATGCCCGCACCGAAGATTGCCGAGTACCCGGACTGACGGCAGATTTGCCGAGCTCGCCGGCCATGACGCCGCGCCAGGTCCGACCCGTAGGACGCCAGGATGATCCGGTAGCCCGGGTGCTTGCCCATGAGGTACGTGGGCGCGACGACGCTCGTGTACGTCGATTTGGCGCTGCCCGGCGGCATGAACACCATCAGCCTGCCGTGCCTGCGCGCTGCGGTGCGCTCGATCGCCTCGAGCAGCAGCCGATGGTGCGCGGTGACGCTGGTCTCGATCGGCTGGAACAGCCATTCGTCGGGCTCGTCGCTGGCCGGCTTGCCCGGCACTTCGATCGCGTTGGCGTAGGCGACGAGGGATGCGCGGGCACGGCGGCGGCGCAGCAGTTCAG